ACGTGCCATAAAACTCTCTCTGTTTGATGTAGAGTTTCTCTTAATTTTCATATTAGGGTCGCCAAATCTTACAGTCTTTATATTACCTGTAGATTTATCTTTCACAAAAACCTTAAACTTTTTACTGCCTGTATTATCTCTAATAATTTTGTTTAAAGGTTTATTTTCCTTGTCCGACATATTTTTTAAAAGTTTTTTTCTTATTCATCATTGCACTACTAGGTCGTCTACCAATGCTTGTTTTCTTAAATTTTGCTCTTGTCTCATGTGTTGTTGTATTGAGAAGATTGTTTTTCTTCTTGGCCACTTAGGCTTTCTTTGGAAAACCTTTTTTCATATTATCGTAATTCTTTTTAGAAATTGTTGAGTCTTTCTTTTTTCTAGAAATACCGAGCTTTTTGCGTCTGTTGATGTTCCTGTAAAGCGACATTATTTTTTACCTCTTATGTTTTTGATTGTTGATAAGCCAAAACTTCCTGAATAGACGATTAAAACTGCGTACCAAAATTCCGTTGTGGCGTTTGATAAAATTTCAAAACCTCTTTCCATATAAGGTTGTGTGTATGGCAAGAAGCAGAATAAAAAGATAAGTGCAATTTTGATTGTTAACACCTCATCTTTAATACTGTTATTACTAGAACGTATTTGTTCTATAGAAACCTGTTTTATACTTTCAATCTCTTTAGCTTTAATGATTTTGTCTTTCTCCATTTTATGCTGAATACCGCCAATAACCTTTGAGCCAATCATTCTTGTTAATGGATTTTTTAATAATGGTAATACAAAATTAAGCATTTCTTGACCTATTAAACCTTTTAGAAACTACTCTTAAATTAGAAGTACTATTGTTATTTGGGTTTCCATCTACATGGTGAATGTCCATACCATTAATAGAATTACCTAATTTACGTTTCATTAATCTTCTAGCTAAGTTTCGTTTTGCTCTATTTTTCTTTTGAAGTGGTTGAGAATGATAATTCTTATATTCAGACTTATAATCTCTACCTGCCATTATACAGCAGTACTCCTAGCTATTTTTTCTTCTACAAGTTTTCTAAATGCAGGGTCTTTTGCGTATCTTGGGTCATTCATTGCGTCAATAACTTGTGCTGAACTTTCAAATATATCTGAATTAGTTTCAATACTGTCACCATTAATCATTGATTGAGTTTGTTCTGCACCAATACCTGCTCTTGAAGCGATACCTTGTACTGCAAATTTAACCTGTTCAATACTTCCAGTTTCTAATGTTTCATTAAAAGCATTTTGTTCTGCTTCATTTAGATTAGTTTTAGCGTAGTCAATTACTTTATTATAATTATCTGCACCACCAACTAAACTATGAACAGCTTGTACTTCAGTATTTGCTATTGCTTCTTGGCCTTTAATATAACCATCAACTAAATTTTTATCTAAACCCATCTTACTTAATTCTTCATAAGATTTTTCAGATAGCGAACCTTGTTCTTGATATTCAGAATAAAATTTATCCATACCTTCACTAGCTTCTGCGTCTGCTCTCATTTGTTGTTGAGAAGGTTCTTCAGGAACCGATTGTTTCTTTTCTAGTTCTGAATATGCTTTAGCTAAATCTTCTGCATTTTTAAATTTTTCAGGTAACCACTCAGGTCTAACATCATCTGTAGACTTAGCTGTGTTATCTGTTTCGCTAACTTCAACTCTTGTTTCATCATTAGCTACAACTGCTTGTGTTTCAGTTTGTGTTTTTGCTTGTTCTTCTAAAGACATATTAGATTTGTCTAAAGATATTTCTTGTTTCTCTGTACTCATATTGTTTACTCCTCAGTTTCAATTTCACCATTCGCATTAACAGTAGCACCAGAGTTAGCTAAACTTTTTCCTGCTTCAATTGCTACTCTTGGGTCTGCTAACGCTTGATTAGCAAACTGTTGCTGTTGTTGTGCTTGGGCTTCTTGTTGGATTTGTTCTTGTGATTTGATTAGACCACCTGTGTCTATTCCATTTGCAACTGCAAATTTCTTAATCGCATCATCAAGGTTTATGTATTGGGCAAGTCTTTCTGCACCCAAAGTATTTGCAAGGTCAGACATAAATTGAAGCAATCTTAATCTATCTGAAGCCCTGCCTAATGCTTCCATTCCTACAATAATTTTAGTTTTAACTAATTCTTTTGGTAGGTTTGGAAGTAATTTCTGTTCCTTTAACATATTCAATTTAGTGTTTATGTAAGGAAGTTGAAATTCTGTTGTTAAAATTCCATATACACCGCCTAGTGCATCGTTTAATTCATTAGCTACTAATTGTACTTCTGTAGCTGTCACTCGTTCTGCCTGTCTTTGAACTGAAGCATTTAGTAGAAAAGCAAACTGTAATCGTTGCTCTATTCTACCCATCATTTCATAGCCAACTCTAAAGTCAGCAAACTTATTGGCCTGTAATACTGAAACATCTTGTGCATTACCCTCAATAATTGCACCATTAGGTGCTTTAGCTATGCTTGATGCTCTTGTTGAACCATTTGGTGAAATCATAAAAAGCATCTTAGAAGACGCACTACTGCCCTCTAAGATTGCTCTAGTCAAACCCTCTAAACTTCGTAAGTCTCCCTCAAAAGTTTCACAATGACCTCTCCCATAGTTCATACCATCTATTCTATTAAATCGAAGTGCGATGAATGGAAGTTTGTCTAAATCGTAATATTTTTCAAAAACTTTTTGTTTGCCACATTCTTGGTGAACGTAAAATCTTTTCTTTTCTCTATAAACACAAGTATATAAATTTAGTGTTTTGTTTTCGTCTGTAATTTTGTCTCCAATATTTCTTCTTAATTTTTCAGATAAGGTATTAGGAGATATTCCCTCTTTAATAATAATTTTTAAAATCTTTCCTTGTGGGTCTCTTTTAACTACATAATTATTTAATGGATATGTTCTCAATCCATCTTCTGACATTTTAAGTAATACATTACCTGAAACAATTAAATGTTTAAGTGCTTCGTAAACTGCTACTCTGTCATTATTACTTTCTATGCTGTCCATAACAGCTTTTTCAATTTTAGCTAACCCTTGTTCTATTGTAGCTTTTTGGTTTGGGTCACCCTCAATTTGTTTGTAGACTAATTCATCAACATCTAATCTAAAGAATGGTGCTTGTGGTGGAAACAAAGCTAACATTAATTTACTAGCTAAGTTAGTGACACCTCTTGAACCTACACTTTGATATGGTGTTGGATATTCAGTTGCTTCATTAGCACCTGTTGGTGGATATAGATGTGGAATAGTTAATTTAGCTACTTCCCTTGCACGTTCCAAGTATTGTTCTCTGTCTCTTTCCATCTTTGTGTACTGACTTTCCACTAAAGATTTATCTAAAGCGACAGTAGATGTATCTAAATTATATTTTTCCATTATTAAGAAGTTGGAAAGTTAGTACCACTCTGACTTAATCCTGATGAAGTTAAAGGTATTCTTAAACTTCCTCTACCACGTCTTTTCTTCATAGCTGTATTTTGACTTACTGCTGAAGTAGATGATGCTTGTTTAGGTGCATCTTTAGTTGTAGTAGCATTTGTCACCATAGGTGGCGTTTCAGGAATAGGCTCAGGCTTCGGTGGGTCAATTCTCGGTCTAGAAAATGAACACATATTAGTCTGTCTCCTTTTGTAATTTATATTTTTCGATTAAGTGTTTAACGACTGACCTTTGTCCTGATTGATAAAATATTTCTTTATCATTCTGAGTTAGGTCAGCACATTTTTCTGGAAAAAGCGTATCCAAATAGTCGATTAGTTCTTCACTAAGAGTTGGTGTTTCTATCTTTTTTGGCATTGTTTTCTCCTAAAGTGGCACTTATTTCAGTTCGTTTCTCAGCAATCTCACCTGCAATTGCTGAGTACCCACAGGCATCTACATAATCATCAATGTTATGTTGACCTGCTTGTGTTCTAGCTATCTTCAATAATGCCATCATATTGGCGACATCTTCAGGAAGTAGCTGAATGTTTAGCTTTGTTTTGTTTTGAATAAAGCCTGACCAAAGCCTAGCAATGTTTTCGTGATTAGCTACTTTATCACCATGCTTATCTTCTCTGTCAGTACTAACTAGCTTTTTTGTCTGCTCTAGTATCTTTGTAGTGTTCATATCTATAACTCCATAGGTTAGGTTTACTTGTGCCAAAATCGTACTCATCTTTTCTAAGTATTCTGGCTAATCTTGCTTGATGGTATGCGTCTTCAAATGTTTGACCTGCACGTTCATATTCTCTAACGACAGCTTCCCACATTTCATCAACACCTTTTTTATCTAAAAGAACTCTTGATGCTTTTACTGCACCACAACCTTTCAGGCCTGAGTACCCATCACTTGCATCACCAACTAAACATTGTGTGAAGAAATTATAATTTGCTCTTTCTTCATCAACGTATTCCAATTGGTCATCACCTATAAAACAATGCCAAGATGGTATTGTTCTCATATCTTTATCGCCACTAATGATTACATTATTAGTTTTATAATGTTGCGTAGCTAGAATACCAATTACATCATCACCCTCTAAATTAGGTAAAGTATAAAAATTATAAGTTTGCTCTGCCCACTTTCTTAATGGTGCATAACAAATTGGTTTTCTAATTTTCTTACGATGTGATTTGTAAGTCTTATCAAATTCTTTTCTGAAATTATTTTTATCAGAAAATGCAATGATAACTTCTTTAGATTTTGTTTTGTCTTTATAATGATTAATAGTTTGTTGAAGTATAGTTTTACCTTTTCCTAAATCAGAATGTAAAGTCCATACGTCATCTCCCCAGTCAATAGGTTCTTCTAAACTAGAAGCAATCTTGTATATAACTAGGTCACCATCTACTATCATCACTTTGTTTGTGTTATCAAAAAAGTCATTCATATTTTTCATTCTTGCTTTATTTGCTGAATGAAGTTCAAAATGAGCTTCGTCTAACTGTGTCATAGCTTTATCTCCTTTAGTTTTAGTATGTTTGATTTTGGGATTACTGTTGAGTTCCCACCCTCATTTACTGTGCCATCATCATTGAAGTTAATGTCACCAACAAAAACAAATTTATTTTTAGATGAATGGATTAACCAACCCATCGTTATACAAATTGCTGTCTTTGATTTTTTTATTTGTTGAAGTGGCGACCAACTGCTATCGCTAATTATGTCACTCCACCAACACTTATAAAATTTATATGGAAAGTCATTTTCATCTATGTCTGGTAAGATGAGTTTATTTTTTAATAACTTCTTCATATTAATAAATTCAGTAAATCTTCTTTTGGAATGATGTGACCTCTTGAAGTCCATCTATCTCCACCTGCTTTAACTGGATAAGACTTCATTAATTTTTTGAGAATTTTTGTAGGCACTAATACCCATGTTTGGTCTTTACGTTTTTCGACCCATAAACAAATAGCGTAATACTTAGATTTAGTAGTGTGTATACCTGATGGTTTTCCTCTACTTTCTATCTCTATATAAACATTGCCTGTCTTCTGACATAACCTGTCAGTCTTACATTCGACCTTACCCTCTACTGCTTCTTGAAATTCGTTTTCGTATTTCTCGCC